TTTTGATTTGGTTTGTAATTACAACTTATTGCTGGTCAGTATTTCAATGTAACTTTTCTGCGGATGCGAGGAAAAAATAAAACCTCTCCGAACTTCTGTTTTTTCAAAACAGTGTAGGAATTTTACGCTCTACTGTTACAATAGTGTCGTTATGGCTACCACCGTGCGGCACTAAAAGTACTTCAATAAGTTCCATTCCCCTTTTTATACCTACTCCGTTACTATTCCAACCAAAGCACATAACTAATCCGTTTGGTTTTAAAATCCTTGCTATTTCATTTATATGCTTTGTCCTCCAACTACTTTGTGTTGTTTCCATTGTTACTGCGATACCTACATTTTTGTAACATTCAGAAACCTGCCTAAGCGAATAGGGTGGGTCATAAAACACAAAGTCAACAGAAGAATCTTCGTACTGTTTTAAAAAGTCGGTTGCATCTAAATGAAAATCCGTGTCGTAATCTGGATTTAAGTCATTAGTTACTTTGGCTATCCTACATTTATTCGCAAACGGGTCAATACTAAACATTTCTTCTTTATGGTATTTGTGTATCAATTTTCTGATACATTTAATATCAAAAGTGTTGCTATTTGGCATTTCCCAAATTCTATTAAAAATAATTCCCATCCCTAAAAATTTTATTATTACGTTCTTTTTTCATATCAAAGTTTCTGCGTATTTGACGGCACTTTTCATACCGCTGTCCGTTATAAAACAGCTTAAATAAGTTTGCACCATAAAAAAAAACGGAAGATTAAAGCCGTTTTATAACATTGTGCAAACTGCATTGCTGGTCGGTATTTCAAACTAACGTTTCTGCGGATGCGAGCAATAAAAATAAAATTTACCCAACACTCGCCAAATAATAATCATAAGCTCCTGGGTAAACTGTTTTTAACCAAATTCTAAAAAAGTATGGCTTGATTGCATTGTGGTTATAATGCGAATTTACAATCATTGCAAAAGTCTGATACTTTTTGTCAAGGTCTTTAAATATGCCTATCAATCCAGTATCTACTTTTATATTTCTGGCTTTTCTTAGCGTATCAACTTCAACGCTTATGCCTTTAATAATCTCATGTAGTTCAGTTTCTTTATCATCTGCATTAATAAATCTTTCTGCTAATTCTTTTGCCTTCATAAATTTTATTTTTATTTGTATTTCAAAGTTATTTCTGTGCAAATCTCACACAACGACAGCTTGCACTTGGCCGTTCGCTAAATGCAAACCGCTTTCGGTACTTGGTTCAGGGCTGCCAACGCTCGGATAGTGCATATCAATCGAGTTTGTTAACACTAATCTAATGTGGTCATTTTCCGGGCTATCTGGAAGATGTTTTCTTAAAATTGAAAGGTCTTGTTCAATCAACTTTTCGTAATCTTGTTTTGTAATTTTTAAAGCCATAGCGCGTAATTGTTAAGTTATTTATTATCTACTAATTTCGTCGGTCATTCAACAGCAAACACAACAAACATTCACCGTTACCAACAAATTAAATATTTGTTTTCGTTTCAATCCTTGTTTTGTTATTAAAAAGGACATTTTTCTGTTTGTTCCCATTCCAAATAAGGTTTAATAGTTTCATGTTTAACCAGCCAGTTAGAATTATCCCAAAAATCAATTGACTGCCTTTCTTCAAATCTTCCATTTATGTAATTGTATCTCAATTCAGAAACTCCCTGCTCTCCCAAGTTCTTAAACTTAATTTTTTGCCAATGAATTTCAATATCATTTGTCATTAAATTATTTTCATCAAAAACCCTGTGAACCGTAAATCCGTAATCTGTTTTGTTGTAAAAATGAGCAGAACCAGATATATCATAAAGTGTTGGAACCTCCGTTTTATCTAACTTTCGCGGGTGTGCAATAAGAAAAACCAAAACATCATTCAATTTAGCAAACATCGTTAACTTATCCAAAAATTTGCTGATATATTGCGTCTCCGATTCACGGTTATTCATTTGATGCTCTAACTTGTTGTAGGGGTCAATTACAAGTATCTTAATCCCTTTTGATTTTACGTAGCTTTTTGCATTTGTAAGTATTTTATCAATAGTCAAATCCTGTTCCGGCATTATCCAGAAGAAATTATTCCTTATATGTTCATAGGCCATATCAAACTCAATCTGTTCGCTTTTTATCGAACTGAATTTTTTGCCTATAATTTTCTCAAAAATCTTTGCATAGTGATATTTCAAAGGATAATTCTCCGGTGTGAAATATGCCGCTTTCCATCCATATAAAAGATTTAATTTAGTTGTAAGATAATCAACAAATTCACTTTTCCCCGCACCTGGGCGAGCTGTTACAATAGCCAGCCGTCTTGTTTCCCATGTACAATACTTATCAATTTCTTCCATCTCAATAGTTTTACCCTTTGTCATTCCATTAACAAAAAGGTCTTTCACATCGTTATAAATTGATTCTGCTTTTATGTTCCCGTCAATCGGTACGTCAGAAGGCATTTTAAGCAGTTCTGACAAACTTAATCCACCTTCATTGCATAAATACTCATTTGCATCCTTGTATTGCTTAAAATTGACAATAGAGCAATTTTCAGGCCCAAGCCGCCTTATTATCTCATCCCTTAATTCAATTCCTTTTGCATCATTATCAACTGCAATTATTATTTTTTTACTCTCGAATAAATGTACTGAATCGTCTATAAATTCAAAGTTACCGGCTCCATTTGGAACACTTATACAATTATCATATCCTGCCTGAATTATTGAAAGACAATCTATTTCACCCTCACAAATTATTATTTCTTTGTGGTTTAAAATGGCATCAAAATTATACCAAATAAGTTGACTGCCAGAATTTAATTTGAAGGTCTTTTTTGCGCCCCGGTATTTTATATTTACCAATTTCTCGTTCACGAAATAAGGAAAACATATAACTTCAATTTCTTTTTTGAATTGCGGCATCCATTCGGTATCTGAATAGACTTTCATCTTCTTAACTGTTTCCTGATTAATCATTCGGCTTTCAAAGTACCTTGCGGCCTTATCCGTTAAGGCTGTTTTGTTTTTCCATTCAGGAACAACGTATTCTTTTTTGTTATATGGTTTGTATTCAAAAAATGTGGTTTCACAATGAAAACAATAAGCTCGACCAGTATCAGGATAAAATTGTAAATCTTTCTGTTTTGATTTAGTTCTCGAATCTGAACATTCTGGACAAATGTATCTTTTTTTCCCTTTAAGTTCAATATTGTAAATCTGTTTAGTGTTACTGCTTTGGTATTTCATAATTTTGTTATATCAATTTCACCGGATAGCATTTGAAATGCAACTATCCCAGATAGTTTTTTCAATTCTGAATGAAGTAATTTGTGGCATTTATCACAAACCGTTACCAATGCTTCATTATCGTATTCCCAAACATGCAAATCATTATCATAGTACAAATGATGAACATGTAGCTGTTTGTTTGTTTCCTTACATCATCTACATTCCCAGCCGTCGCGCCTGAATATTTCCAACCGTTTGCGCTGCCAATGCGGGTGCTCATATTGTTCTTTGATTGATAGCATTACATTGCAAGTTTAGGTTTACCATTTTTTTTTGAAAACTCTGAAAACATTACAAGAAAACTCATTGGGCTCCGGTTTAACATTCCGAGTTCTCCGAGTTCAAATTTTTCAAAAAATAATTCAACCTTATAAAATTTCATATTGTTTTTTTCAATAATCAATTCAGAACGTTCAACAAGTTTTTTCATTACTTCTTTGTTAACCTCGTACCCGTGAACAAAAAAGGCATCCTCAATTTTATCAAACAAATATTTTTTTAAATTTTCCATATATTGCTATTTAAATACATCCTCAAACTTTAATCTTTCCTTTGAATTTTCATCTGAATTTAAAAACTTCTGTAACTTATCCGCTCTGGTAATAAATTCAGGTGTCAGGTATTTTGGATTTTCCATGTGATATTTATCATTTTTACAATTCTCTACAGCTTTTAAAATTTCATCAATCGTAAATCCCTCATCTAATCTGGCATTTAATTGGCCTTTGAATTTTTTATCAGGAACTCTGATTTTCTTTCCAGTGATAGAATTAAAACTTTTGATAAAATCAATATAAATTTTTTTGTTTTTACCTTTTAATTCATATTCCTTTTCATCTTCCTTTTTATCTTCTACTTCTACTTCTACTTCTACTTGTCGAACCATTTGCAAACCATTCCGAATGGTTTCATAACCATTACCTAACGATTCCGAACCATTCGATAACACCTTGTTTCTCAGCCATTCAGGTAATAAGTTAAATTCTTTTTCAACTGCTACCTTCATATTTGCATTAAGTTTCTGATTTTTTAACCAATTCGGTAAAATGATATAATTTTCAACAAAAAAGGCCTTCCGAACCATTCCGAACCGTTCCAAACCCTTCCGAACCGTTTTAATGTCCATCCCAGTATCAAATGAAATTTTACGTTCTGATATTTCATAAATGCCCAAAAGATTGGTTAGTGAATTTGTTATTAGATACAAAAACAAAAGTTTTTCTGTGGGGTTCAATTCTGTTATAAAAGGGTCATCCCAAAATTTTGTATTTACACTTCTTAACTTTGCCATATAATGTTAAAATTTTAAAAAATTAAAGCAAAAAAATTATTCCTCAGCTTCCACTAATTGATAGTTGCCAATTTTCTTGCCTTTAACTTTACCTCTTTTTATCCAGCCATAAACCACATGAGGAGATACACCGTGTCTTTCGGCATAGTCCTTTACTGGCATGTATTTTTTATTTATTTCCTGTAATTCCATAACACAAATGTAATTAAAATTTTAACAATACGAATAAAAATAACTTATTTTTTAAATCAAAACTCTTTAATTAGCAAATTAATTTAGATATGTAATGTTATCCAACATTGCATATTAAAATAGTGTTTGTTGCTTGCTGCCGTCTGTTGCCAAATCCTTTTTAAATGTTTCTCTCATTTGACAAATTCCATTTTCGTCAACTATCGTATTTAAAATAGCGGTTGCAACGCCATTACCGCAAGCGTCATAGTTGTATAAAAATTGTGCTGCAAAAATAGGACAGGCATCTTCACCGTATTTACAATTGCTGCATTGTTCTTCTAATATTAAGCCTTCTGATGAATTACTGAAATATGCCATAACGTTACGTATTATGAAAGCAATTTCCGGGTGTCGTAACAACAAACCAGAAAGGAATGTCCACCCGGAAATGCTTATATTATTAAAATTATTTTTGTCATTAAATCTGATTTGTTGTTACGCTTGCAAATATAATCAAAACCCTTTAATTAGCAAATTAATTTAGAATAAAATTTGATACCAATACTCCTGATAACCCGCCCATCATTGCCCCTGTCGCATAAATCAATCTGTCTTTCATGCCACCGATTGAAATTCTTTTCACGTTTGATGACCAGAGAAAACTTATCCCAAATCCGGCAATAGCGATTCCAGGATAAAACAAATTGGCAATAAAATAAGTATTTGCCGCTACTAAAAAAACCTGTAAAAATGCTGTTGTAAATAATTTCATTGAAATAATTTTAATTGTTGTTTGTAAGTATTGAATCTGTTAACACCTGCATCAAAATAATCCTTGTCTATTTCGCAAATATCTAAATCAAATCCTTCCATGTCGCAGGCTATTGCTGAACTCATGCTCCCGCCGTGAGTATCGAGTATTTTGTCGCCATGTGTGGCATAGTTTTGAAGCAACCAACGATAAAGAGCAATTGGTTTTTGTGTCGGGTGAAATTTATTTTTTTTATCTAAATATGCCGAATATCTAAACATTTTCGGAGCACAATCAAACGAAGTCCAAGCCATCTCACAATCAGCAAAAGAAAGCCCTTTAGGTATTTCTTTATCCCAAATGATGTAATTTTTGCACGGTGGTAATTCAAAATAGTTTCCTCCCCAAATTATTTGGTTTTTACTCACTCTAAAAAGTTCATTAAAATATTCGGCTTTTGGTGCGTTTTTATCCCAGTCTTTAGGTTGCCATTTCCTGTTTTGTATTTTACTTGCCTTTTTGCTTTTGCCTATTCCCATATTCATATTCGCTAAATCCAACCCATATGGCGGGTCAACAATAGCAAGGTCGTAATACTTATCGGGTTTAGTTTTCATAAACTCAATGCAATCAATATTATAAAAGTTTATTTCTGCCATTTTGTTTTAATTACCACCATCGACTTATATTTTTTTCTTTCACTAATTCATTGACAAGTTTCCGGTATTTGTCTGCCTGTTCCAGGTAAAAATTTTCGGTATCGGTTCCTTCATGTTTTCTGAGTTCATCCAAACGATTGAATCTTTCCTTTCCAATTTCATTTTTTAGATTATCCCTGAATTTGTAATGATCCGCTTCACCGGAAAAACGGTTGCTGCTTCTGTTCTGAGGTCTGCAATTATCTTCTTCGTATCTGGTTAACAGGAAAGACCTGCTGAAACAATGCCCGTTGTCCATTCGCTTTGCCTCCTTGACCGTCCCAGTGATAATACATTTACATAGAACCGTCCCATCATTTAATACTTGAAAGTGATATTTGCAACGTATGTATCGGCTGAACCATAAATCAGCATTATTCCTTGCTTTTTGCTTGTCCGTTTTTCTGCGTTTTAAGCCATTTATTTTTTTAGTGGCATACTTACCCGTCTTGAAGGCAGATTTGCTGTTACGGCTTAAATTTGAACGCTCCAGTAACCTTTTATTGTGGCATCGCAAACAGAACTTCGGTTTTATCGTTGAATTTCCCGGAACCCACCTAAATTCTGTGCCACAATTTTTGCATTTTAAAGGTTCTCCTGTTTGAATAGTCATAGTTTAATTTTATTTGATTTTTCGTAGCAAAATTCATCATCATTTTCCGTGAAATATAATTTATTCATTTTTATTTTATTCGCATAAATGATAATAACTCGAACACGAAACAGGGTTATCATAAACCCATAAATCCATTGTTTGATTTTTCCGTTCTAAATACATCCTTATATCTTCGCCAGTTGTGTACTTTTTGCCAGATTTTTCATCAAATCCGGTTTGCGCCCATTTAGGAACAAAATCAATCTTAAAAAAACTGGAACCAATTCTTTTTTCATGTTCTATAATTTCATCAAATCGCTCTGGGTATCTTTTTATAATTTCATAAACTTCTTTATGTCCGCTCATAATACACGGGAAACAAAATCAACCCCTCCACTTGAATAAAGAGTTGCGTTTTTTGCCGCAGCCTCAATAGCTTCATTCCACAGCTCTTTTGCTGCCTGCTCAAAACGTATTTCATCCATCTCCCGGCATCCGTTAGAGGTTACCGCGTTCCATATTTTTTCAAATGTTTTGTCCATCTTTTGTTTCGTTGATAGATAAACACAATCACCACAATTCGGGAAGTAGCTTTTATCCTTACATCCTTCAAAATTAATATCACAAATTGTAACTGTTTCTTTTTTGTCCATAATTGTTAACTGTTTATTTTTTCACACATATTATTTTTTTCAATTTTGTTCATAAACCTTTTTTTCCAGACGGCCTGATCATCACTTAAATATTTATAGTCTTTTTCAATCATTTTTTTTGCATGAATTGCCGTTGCATGGTCTTTTTCAAATATCCTACCCGCAAATGCAGGCGACGAATTTACATATTCAAGACAATACCAAATCACCAAATTTCTTGCGAAAACAACCGGCGCTTTTCTTGTTTTTTCATATAGCCGAAACTCAGGTATATTGCAGGCATCCGAAGCAATTTGTTTTGATTTCTGGATTCTTTCATCTTCGATTTTCATTAATCCTGTCATTATTATTTTTGCCTTTTCACCTGTGTACTTTTTTAGAAAGTTAAGGTCAATGAAATTAATAGTCAATTCTTTAAAGTCAGAGTTATATGAATAATCATAAACTATATCGCCAACCCCTAACATCCCATGATTTGATTCGTTGACAACTATCTCTATTCTTTTCATTTTTGGTAATTTTAAACAATGTTATCAACTTCGAAAATAAGGATTTTACTCTTACATTTCAAGTCTGAATAGATTTTGGGAGTTACAGGTTTTTTCTGAATAAGTAATTCTTTCGCATCAAGCAGAGATTCGTTGAAGTCCTCTATTTTGTCTTGTAATTTTGAAATTTCTTGTAAATTCATAATATTATTTTTTTAACAGTCTCTATCTAAATAAGGTTGTATTTCTCCGTGAATCTTGCAAATGAATCCTTGTAATTTTATTTCACCAGCCATATTCATTAATAATCTACCTCGCTTAATGTATTTGGCACATTCGGGACAACGACAATAAACACCTATCGTTTCATTTTCCTCGCCTTCAAAAAACATCCATGTTGTTTTGTCGTTGTATATTTTTTCCATGCTTTCCATGCTTTTCATTAAATCCATCTTTCGTGTTTTGATATTTCTATTTCAATTTGTTTCAACCATTCATCCTCATTTGCATCAGGCAGGTAAATACCAGCTTCTTTAGCGCTCCAATTCCTGAACCTTTCGATTGCCGTTGTCATTTCTTTGCTGTCCAGGTCTGCTGAACTTCTTATGCTGATAATTTCGCCTAAAATTCCTTTTTGTTCTTTCAGGAAAATTTCAGGGTTGCAAAGTTTTTTGAAGTATTCCCGCTTAACATCTTCCAATGTGTAGCCAGTTTCAACAGCAAACCATGAAATGATAAGATGTAAATATCTGTTTTGGCTCAATGTCCGGTTTACCTTTTTTTTAAGTTCAATAACGCAGGCAGATTCCTTTAACTTTTCAAAGTAGGTTTCTGCCTGCATTAATTGAAATTTGTTATTTAAATCGTATAACATTTAAATTTCTCCGTTTAACAATATCCATCCATCATTTTTTAAGTAATTTCTTTTTTGCGGCTGATAATTTTCCAAGAAACTCTGAGTTTTTTTGAAATTGCGGATTTTCATTAAAAATTGCAGTAAGATTTTTTAGTGATTCTGCCTGCTCTATTAAAACTATCGCCTCATTCAGTTTATCTTTATCGTCCTCTTTGTGGTTGTTTGAACTATCCGGGTCTTTTGTGTCGTCAATACAGAATAATCCATTAAGGGCGTATTTCCGGGCGTAGCTGCTCGCTGCTCCCGTAACCTGACTGTCGTCCATCCCTTTTTTATTTTCTGAATGACGGGCAAATGCCGAAACCTTATGCTCAAAGTCTCCATGTTTAAAGATTGCTGTTGCCTTAATAAACACCCATCCATTAACTTCTACAATTTCATCTGAAATAGTGAGCAAAGCATTGTTTTTAACACATAAAGGCTTAACTGCTTCTAAAATATCCTCAGATGAACGATATTTGTATTTTCCGAATGTATTAAATTGGTTTTTAGGAGCCTTTAACTCACCTTGAATTTTTATAAGTGTTTCCATGCTATTTTAATGTTATTGCTACAATTGTCGAACTTTGTTTAATCGGTGCATTCAATTTCACACCTTCTTCGTTGTACACTTCCATTTCCGGCTTAATGGTTTTCAGGAAGTTTTCACGTTCTTTCTTTTTTTCTGTCAGGGATTTGATTTGTTCGTCCAGTCTTTCCCATTCGGTATCATTACATTTGTCAAATTTGTATGATACCCCGGCCTCTTTGATGGTGTATTTTACTCCCTGGTATTCAAAAGATTTCTGATTGAACTTTTCCGCTTCTTCCAGAACCACGTCCCTGATAATCATATCCGATTTGAGTTTTTTGAAAATGTGTTCCAACATGGCGATATTTTTATACGCCAGAAGCGGGTCCGTTTCCCCGTTTTCTATTCCTTCCCGGATTAACTGGACAAAATGCTCTGCCTGTTTTTTGTTTTCAGGCAATTTTCTTAAAATACTTACTGCTGATTCTTCCATTATTTTTAGTTTAAAATTGAAAATTCATCCCCACATTTTTTGCAGGAATAATACTCCCTGAAATACTTTGTGTCGGTGTGTGAGTATTCTATATCCTCACTTTCACAAGTGGGACAGGTAGCCTTTTCCCCATTACTCCAATGGTTACTCCAGCTGTCGGATGGATCTGATGTTGTCGTATAAAACATATCTTATCTTATTATTTAAAAAGTTTATAAAATCCAACAATATCAAATGGGATATAATCCCCAAATTTATACTGATGGATATACTTGGCGGTTAGAAATGTTAATTCATCAACATTCCAGTTTGTTTTTAGCTCCTTTTCAATGGAGCCAATAAGGGATGGATATTTTCCCTCGTCTTCTTCCATCTTTTGAAGAATTTCTTCATCTAATCTTTCATAAAGTGATTTCATATCTTTTTTTAATTTTAATATTTACCGAAAATAATCTTTATTAATTTGGACATATCAGTTTTTTTATTTGAATCAAAATCCTCTAAAATCAGGATTAATTTTTTTCTAAATTTTTCTTTATCCATAATATTGTATTTTAAAATGTAATATGTTGACAACAAGATTTTAAAAACAGGGCAACAATAAATAGAAGGTGTGAACAATCAATCAAGTTCAACAAAGATTGCCGCCCTGTGTAAGAACTAATTCAAAGTAAAACTTTTATAAATTAATAATCAAATATTTCTGTATGTTATAAAACATATTTCGTAACTATGAAGTGAATATACAACATGTTAACGCCAACCAGAATTGGCCGCGTGCGATTTGATACATTCAAAGAGATAATAGGCAATAACTGGCTGAACTGCATTGCCTAAACTGCCTATTCTGTCCAGGAGATTGGGAAGGTCATTAATCTTTCGTACAGTTCGGGATTCGGGTAAATCCCGTCTTGTTCTCCATCGCGGATAAATTCCCGTAGATTGCTTCGATAAGTAGAGCTTCCGAAATACCGATTCTTGCACGACCCTTTCATGTCGCTTTTGCAGGGGGTAGGCAATACAATAAAGTCGTTCCCTACCCTGTTGTATTCCAAAGTCGGTGCCTGATAAACATTGCCATTCTGCATTATACCCGATTTTGGAAAGGTCGCATAAGACTTGTTCAAATCCTCGAACAAGGAGCATTGGGCTGTTTTCAATGATAACGTAGCTTGGTCTAATTTCCCCCACAATACGGTACATCTCAGACCATAGGCCGCTTCGTTCGCCTGTAATTCCGATACCTTTTCCAGCAACGCTGATGTCTTGGCAAGGGAATCCACCGCTAACGATGTCAACAGGTTTCGGGTTTGAATAGTTTCTAATATCTCGATTGATTTTGTGTTCATGTCCAAAATTCTTTTTAATTATTTCAGCTTGGAAAGATTCAAATTCACAACTCCAAATAGTTTTTATCCCTGCCATTGCAGCACCTAATCCAAAACCTTCAATGGACGAAAAAAAGTTTAAAGGAATCTGGATTCCAGCAGAAATTTGGGAGATGGAAGATTTAAACATAACGGAAAAATGTTTTTTAAGTGTGATCTATAGTTTTGAAATAAATGGTAAAGAA